TTTTTTTTTACCCCAACTTAGACATTAAGTCTTTCATTCTTAAGAATTGAGGATTTTCGTATGTTTTTGATTCAATTAAGTTTACAGCCGAACCTGATGATACAGTATTGTTGATTTTCTTTTCAACTGATTCGTTGATAGACTTTGTTTCAGTCTTAGCCAACTCATCTTTTATTGACTTATAAAGAGATTTAGATTCTTTCAAAGATTCAACATCGTCAAATCTTCTAAGGATATTAATTTTCTCTTTTTTAGTTGTTGAATGTTCAGTGAACAATCTTGTAGCATATGCCAAGTTGGAATTGAAGATTGCAACTTCATTCAGTTTTTCTCTGAAAACATTAAGTGCTTTTCTGTATTCTTCGTTTTTCTCTCTTAACATTGTTACTTCAGCTTCTGTAGATTCTACCTTAACACCATTTTTACCATAAACATATTTACGGTTGTTAGAGATGCCTTTTCTTAGACCTCTACCTTCTTTTGAACCATTTCCAAAAGTTCTTGCAGCTTCTTTAGTTTCTGATTTTTCGTAGTCTTTGAAGTGACCATCTTTTGTGCCAGCTTTCTTTTCTACACCATCAACTTTTTTACGTTTGAATTCATCTTTTTTTGAACCCCAACCTTCTTTAGTTTCTGCTTTAACAACTTTTGATTTTCCTTCCATATTTGCACCCTTCTTGTATTCGAATTTAGCTTTACCAGTTCCCATCATTTTTGGACCTTCTTTTTTGTCCTCTTTGAATCCACCAGCCGCTTTGTCCTTATATGAAAATTTAGGACCGCTACCAATTCCAACACCTTTAGGTTTAACAGACATTTTACTCTCCTTTGTTTCAGATTTTTTTGCCTTTTTGTGGTTGTATGCTTCATCCAATGAGTCTTCATCGTCCATGTCTTCGTCATCTTCTTCATCTAACATGTCGTCAGATTCGTCCATCATGTCTTCATCATCTTCTTCATCTAGCATGTCGTCAGACTCGTCCATTTGGTCTTCGTCATCTTCTTCATCTAGCATGTCGTCAGATTCGTCCATCATGTCTTCATCATCGTCATCATCTTCGAATTCGATTTCGTACATAACTTCTTCGTCGTCTTCCATTTCTTGGTCGTCTTCGATGTTACCATCATTTGAAAAAATTGCATCGATTACACTTTGTGTATCCATGTCGTCCATTTCTTCCATTTCCATTTCTTCTAAATTTTTGTCTTCTTCAGACTCACCAAGCTTTACAAGGTATTCTGTGTCTGCATTAGTATCGGATAGATGAATGTCTTCACCGTCTTTTTTTACGATGATACCATCTTCTTCACCCATAGCTTTAAACACTTTTAGAATTTCCTCGTCGGAAGCGTCAGTTAAATCTATTGGAGATTCTTCTGAATCCATGTCCATGTCTATTTCCATGTCCATTTCATCATCATTATCGATGTCCATATCCATATCAGACTCTTCGTCGTCCATGTCTATATCCATCTCTGCATCAACCTCGGTTTCGTCATCTTGTTCAGAAAGAGATTCTTTTACTAATTGATTGATTTCTTCCTTCATAGTAGAAGCAAGTATTCCTTTTGCATTTTCGGCGATAGCCTCTTCAACATTTTTCATTTGAATGAGCGCCTCTTCAACTAAATTTTTGTTTTCTTGCATGAGAAAATATATTATTTTACTCTATAAATAGTGTCTAATAGAGAAAAGTTTATTTTAGGCTTGTATAAAAGGCCTATCAAGAAGTGCCAAGTTAATAACAGACTTATCAGTTTGTGATGCAATCCAAGAATTTAATCCTGAATAGGTATCATAAACCATAGTAGTTGTGGGATTTTGAGTTACATTATCTTTTAGAGTAACAAGATAACATTTCGTTAGAGATGGATTATTCAAAACCAAATTAAAAGTTTGATTAAGAATTTGTAATGGAGTCAAATTATTTGAATCACAATAAACAATTACTGAGGACATATTGTTGCCACTCATTGTAACGTATGATTGTACGTCTGAAGCGTTTTTATATACTACGTTGAATAACATATTTTTTTCTTAATAAATATGTTATTAAATAAAAAAAGTGGTCAATGACCACTTTTACTTTTCTATTACTTCATCAATTTTACTTTCTGAAACTGACGTGATTCGCCAATCGTATGAGAAAGATTCATATCTCTTGGTAACTTTTGCCTCAACATCTGTTACCGAAAACCCTTTCACAAGTTTTTCTTCTCTGATTTTTTTTATTTTACCTGTGTTATCATCAGGTAATTCATATTGAATTTTAGCTACAAAATATTTTTCGTCCATATAATTATTTTCCTAAATAATGAGTAAGTTTTTTCATCAAGTCAATAGATTTACCCATTGGTTCGATGGATTTTTCACGACTCTTTTTTTCTTCTTCTAAATTTTCTTCGTACTTCGTCCTGTCTTCGGGATTTGTAAAAAGATATGCACCTGGTGTTGATGGTGAAGATACCAAGTCAAAACAAATTAATTCAAAGTCATCTTGAACTTCATTTCTCTCTCCAACTTTTTTAAGTGAACCAACCCCACGTGAAGATATTCCCAATGTTACTCCTTGTCTCATAAGATTTGCCGCAACATCTCCTTTTGATGATACAATACCTCTTTCGTGAAAACCAGGAGTTGTTAATAATTTCAGTTTACCCATTAGAATATTTTTATCCCACCATATGTCTGTTATAATATGAGACACTCTATCTAAATCTATAAGTGAAGACTCAGGGTGATTTAACTCTGATGTTGAAAGACCTTTTGAAATTATTTTTTTGTAATTGTCCGCTTCCCTTTTAAGAATTTTTTCGGGGTAAAATCTTCCATTTCTATTTGGAGTATCATACTTCTGTAATACGGCATAAAATTCAAATGGATTTCTATAATCTAAATTTGCGGCTTCCTGTAAAACTTTCATGTTTTTTTCGTCTTTTGGTGAAACATAACCCGCATCTGTTTCTACCAAAATTCCATGACCAAGTTCATTTGCCTCTAATATTCTTAAATTCTTCATTAAGGTTTTTTAGATAAATATATTGGTTAGTCAACTTTATTTATCTCATTTTTTTTACTCAGTGAAAATTCGAAGCTTTTATTGTTACAAATATTGTCTCTGTAGATTGACTTCACAATGTTTTTAACAGATTCTTTTACTTCTTTTGATTTGAAGTCTAATGTGGATTTCACGTAAAGATTTACTTCCAAATTAAAAAAAGATTTTTTACCTGATGAAATTCCACTTGTTCTTAAATCCAAGTCAACAATACTTTGTTCTCTGAAATATTCAGTATTGATTGAATTAAAAACCGAGTGTTTTATTTCCCTGCTAAGAATGCCGACAACCCTATTCCAATTATCAGAATCATATTTTGGTGTTACCCAAGATTGTATGTTTATGTATAGTGATTTTAAATTTTTGGAATCTACGGTTCCGTAACTAGATTTGATTGGAGTGAATAGCTTTAACTTTACACTTTTGCCCTTCTTCATTAATTTTCATGTTATGTAGTTTATTTTTTTAAAAAATACTACATATAAACATCATAGTCAAAATTTTCTTAATAGTTAGAGATATTTGTAATATATGCTAATCATCAATATCAAAAATAGTGAGAATCTTGAAAAAGCACTCAAAACACTGAAATCAAAAGTGATTAAGACAAAGCAGAATCAAGAATTACTCAACAGAAAAGAATATGTAAAACCTTCGGTGACCAAGAGAAAAAAATTATTGAAGGCAATTTATACTAACAAAATCAAAAATTCTTAAAGAGAACCTTCCAAGTTTCTAATTTTCAAAAAATTCAATTGGTCAAACTTTTCCTCTTTTAACTTATCAATTGTCTCATTGATTTTAATCTTAACCTCACTTTCACTCTCGTTTTCCAATATTGATTGAAGTTTTGTAATTGCACTTGATTTCAATTCTTCAAATCTATTTTCTAAATTTCTATTGTCTTCGGAAACAATCTGAATGAACTCTTTTTTAGATGTTTCATCCATAGTTTCAATATAATTTCTCAAAGTTTGGTTTGCAATTTTCACCATAGATGTTACAGGAATATTAATGGACTCTTTGATATTTTTTTTCTGCTTTAAAGTTTCGACAATATTTTTCTTAGCTTGAACTCTTTCTGAAATACTTATTTTTTTTGTGTAAACTAAAGTATCGATATCAGAATAATTGTTTGTAACCTCTTGTTCGAATGACTTTGGCATTTTGATAGAAGGTAATAATCTTTGGAGTAAATTTACTCCTTCTTCAATAAATTCTTTGGCTTCTGACTCGCTAAGTCCTTGTGGCGTACTTAATTGGTCGTAAAGATTGTAAACTTTAGAGATTGATTTGTTGTTCAAAACATTTTGTCTGAACTCGCGTAAACTTTTTTTGAACTCGGTCTCGTTTTTATAAGATTCAAGCAAGTTTTTTTCGATGAGAGATTTGATTTGGCCGAAAGTCATTTTATTTATTTATCAAATAAATATTATGAGTTCAACAACTTTTCAAGTTCTTTTTCAATTTCTCCCAAAGAATGTTGTGCATTACTTAAATCTATAAATTTTGACCTCTCAAATAAGTTATTTTCCAATAAAATATTCAAGTCTTTTTTTGTTGATTCAGGTGTAAGAGCTCCAGCTTCTTCTCCTCCTGGTGGTGGAGGTGGTAATGCTCCCTCTTCACCGCCTGGTGGTGGAGGTGGTAATGGAGACCCTCCAAGTTCCTCTGTACCTCCTGGTGTTGTTGAAGCTCCTGCAGCAGGTGTGGCCCCTGATGCACTTCCGTATAATTTATCGATGTTATCAAATAAACCTGTCTTGCTGATTACCGTTGGCGTCGCTTTTAATTCTTCACCTACCGCTCTTTCAATTCTTTGTTGTTGAAGGTCTAATCTAATTTCTTCATCTGACCATCCGAATATGTGTTTCTTAGCCCATGTTGATGATGTTGCTTGAATACCGTTTCCAGGGTCAGCAACCAAATCTTTATACAACAATATTTTTTCTTTCCAAACGTCAATTTTTAAAAGGTCGGCTTGTGTTGAAGGATTTGTAAGTCCGAGTGTGAAGTTTTGTAATTCGTCTTCAAAACCCAAAAGAAATAGGTGTACTATGGCAATTTTATTGAGTTCTGCCAACATACTTTTTTGGATTCTGTTAATTGTTCTGGCGAATCTAATATCTTGTAAAGACAAATTTTTACCATCACCTACCACCTCTTCAAATCCCAAAAATGCTTTAGGTACACGAAGTGCGGTCAACAATTTCTTTTGGATATATTCGATATCCGCAATTTCAGATAAATTTGTTGCCCCTGGTAATGTTGTAATTGGGTCTGGTGCTGCTGGGTCACGAACAGGAATAAAATAGTCTTGGTCAACTGCCATTTGGTTGAATCTCATATCTACATTTCCTGTTTTAGAGTCCACGATTTGTTCTCTCTTAAACTTGTTAGCAACACGTTGTACATATGCCTCAACGTCATCATCATTCATGTTACCAACAAAAACTTTGAACATTCTTCTTTCAGGAGCTCTTGATGTACGATATATCAACATCGCATCTTCAGATAATAGAAGTTGTTTCCAAATACGTCTTGCTTTTTCTAACATGGAAGTACCGTATGGGAGTTTTCTATCGTCACCTAATAATCTAAAGTGCGCAATTTCCCATGATTGGAATTCCATATTTTTATTCTTCCATGTGAAATGAAGGGCTTTTTTGTCTTTGTCCAATTCCTGAGTTATATCAACAGAAATTTTTGCACTTACCCCAACTTCGTGTCTTTCAATTTCAATTGTAGGTAACTGTTGGCATCCAACAACTCCTCTTTCAGGGTCTAATTTCAAATAGACAAAATTATCACCATACTTACACGCATTCCTTGTCCACATAGGTAAATTGGTGTTGATATCCAAATTATTGTTAAATAAATCAGCTAACACGCCTTTTATTCTCTTAGATTCGGAATAGATTTGTAGTATGAACCCATCTTCGTTTGTTGTTGTAGATTCTTCAGCATAGATGTCCAATGCCGCTGAAATTTCAGGAGTATACTCCATTGACTCATAATCATACTGAGCAGATAAACGAGTTGGTTCATAATAAATGGCCTGAGAATAAAGATTGTTTTCAACCTTCGCCCATTGATTTGTGAGATAGTAAGTCTGTTGCGCTTGCAACTTTTCCATCTCATATTCTTCTCTACTTTTTGTGCGTAATAATTCCTTTTTATCAAACTTGAATGTTGGATAATCCTGTCCGAGAAGTGAATTCGGTCCGAAAGTCTGTGATAACCTTTGCCAAACTGTTAAATTCTGTTGAGCCATATTACAATCTTACCATTTACCTTGATAATATAAATAGTTATTTGGCACCAAATAACCACCCATATTTTTGGTAGTCCTGTTTAGATGGACCTTGTGAATTGGGGTGTTGTCTACCCATTTGTGGAATCATGGGGTTGAAAAATTCTGAAGTATTTTTGTTTTCATTTATAGCAGTTGACCATGAATTCAACATCGCCTTTGTATGATTTACTACTTTTTGTAATGATTGAAATGATTTTTCTGCCACATATATAGCCATAGACATGGCCATTATACAGTCATCGTGATGTCCTTTCTGATGGTCAGGTCTTCCATTTACATAAATGAAAGTATTCATTTCGTTATATAATCTATGGGAATATGTTTTGAATCCATGTCTTACGGCTTCTTCAAATGATGAAATAATTTGAACTCTTTTTGAGTTGAAATTAATCCCAGGTATTTTTTCATTAATTTTTGGGTCCCATTTCCATTTTTTTGATGGGTCAATATTATCTACGTATAACCCGCTTGGATAACTCATCTCTTGCATTTTTCTTGCAGTAGAAACACCCATACCACCAGTAATATCGATAACACAAAACGCATTATACATCGAACCCCACTTGAATGCGATTTCTGCAATAACATCAGGTGGTACCTTTCCAACGTATTCCAAAACTTGTTCTCTCTCGTCAAAATCAATAATTTCAATACAAGAAAAATCCTCAGAGTCACCTCTTGATACGTCAACACCCATCACGTACTTGTGATTATTTTCAGGTTCTTTAAAAATCCAAAGCGAACCACCCATAAGTTTTGCTGAAGGTTCTCTCAATTGATTCTTGGCTATTGTTTGCATCAAATCAGATTCGAATACGTTATCACCTGAACCCAAGAAATTACATTCCAATTCCTGTGCAACTTTTCTTCTATCAAATTTTAATTTTTTAACCATTCCTTCAAACCACGCTGAACAAGGTTTGTATCCTCTTTCAATATAATCTGTGGTTATTGAATGGTCTCTGTCGTATGGGTTATCTATTGATAAATCGACCACAGTGTCTGCAGGATAATCCTCCCTATTCAGAAGATAATGAACTAAGTCATTGGTTTTTACCATGTATAAATCGCGAGTATAACGAGGGTCACGATACCAAAACATTTCAGAAATTTTGAATTCATTCATGTTTCTCAAAGCTTGGTCGTAGATGTCGTAATAAATTGCATCGTATCCGTTGGGTGTTGAGATTACTATAACTTTACCTCCTGTGGATAGTGATGCCATACAAGCAGACCAGAAATCATTGTCTGCTTCAATGAACGCCGCCTCATCAAAAATCAAAATTGTTGGGGTATATCCTCTTAATGCGTCTTTGGATGTAGCAACAGCTTTAACCTCGCAATCATTTGTAAGTTTGAAATGTCTTTGTGAATTTTTATCTGGAGAAAAACCAACACCAACCCAAGCAGGCCACTGCTCTGTGAATCCTCTAACCTTATTTGCCATTTCCACTGAAGTATCAAGCTTGTTAGCAATTATTAGTATTTTTTCAGGTTTGTTTTTTTTGGCAAAAACTAATTTTTTTGAAGCCCAAGCTGCGGTCACGGTTGATACGCCAGCTTGTCTATATTTCAATGCGATATTCTCGTTGTAATTATCGTAATCTTCGATTAAAGAAACTTGGTCAGGAAACAAGTCTAGGGGAACATATTTCTGAACAGTGTTATCGTAAGTTTGTAAATAGGTTTTCAATGCATAAGGAGTACTCCTCATGCATTTTGTAACCTCTATAATTAATTGTTCTTTAGTCACTTTTTTAGTTATTTAGGTCTTGATATACCTAAACTACTAAAGAAATCATCCAAGTCATCATCATCATCATCGTCTTCATCACCTGAGTCTGAACTATTTTCTTCCTTATAGTCATCATACTCTTTTTTGAGTTCTTGTGCTTCTTTCATGATTTCATCGAATCTTTGTGTAGCCTTTTTGACTTTGGATTGGTCTTCGGAAATAGCATTTCCTATAATCTCTAAAAATTCTTCGGCAGGTATTTGGTATAACTGAATATGGAACCAGTTTATCAGACCCTTATTCTCGTCGTCAAACATTGCATCGGGTAATGCAAATCTAATCTTTTCAACAATTTCAGGACCTATTCTCAATTGCATTGGTTCGTTTGAAAGTAAATCTACTTGACCTTGAACCTTTTGTCTCATACCTTGGTCTTGAGGTAAACCGAATCTACCCTTGGCTTCTTCAACACCTTTGATTATCTCATGGCATAGGATTGGAAACATCATACCAAAAGCCTTGATTACAGTATCAGGTTTTTCTTCTGACTCTTCACCTCCCTCTTCATCATCAGGGTCATTATCACTTAATTCAACCTTTCCCGCAACTCCCTGACCTGTTTGACTCATCATCTCAATCATTTGTTCCATTGTAAAATAAAGGAAATCGTTGATTGCCATAATACCCAAATAATCTCTGTAAAGAGAAGGGTCAATCGCATCAAGTCTAGCCTTTACTTCAGGTTTTTGGAAAAGATAATGCCCTTTTTTTGCCGCTCCTTGGATGATTGCGTTTATGATATTTCTCTTGTGTTTTTCCAATTCCAAAATTTCCTCATCAGTCAAATCTTCAACATCAAAAGATGGAATGGATAGTTTTGGTTTTTCTTCATCCTCTTCTTCCTCATCGTCTTCATCAGGTTGATACCTGAAATTGGAAGTATCTATTGGGGCTCTATTTAAATAAGGCTCAATTTTAAACCAATTCTCAGGTATTTGTAGTTCCTCCAAAGAAGCATCGACCGCCAACTGTTCGAGTTCGTCTCTATGTCTACTTTCAATTCTCATGATATTTGGTAAACGATTCATCATTTCTTGATAAATCATTTGTTGGACTTGTCTTGAACCAATGTTTTGATTTCCTGTTACTTGTTTCAATTTGTCGGCTACTTTTCCAAAACGGGAACTAACCAATCTTTGAACATCCGAAACCCCTTTTTTCATTGATGGGTTTTTAGCATATAAACCTTCAGGGTCCCCAAGTTTTCTTTCCAAATTTGGGTCCATTCTTTCGGGTCTATCCCCGTAATTAATTTGTTCTTGTAATTTCTTAGCCATCTTATTTTTCTAATAATTTCATAATCAAATCCATTACTTCATCTTTAGCAACTTCGGGTGAAACCTTTTTTGCCTTTGGCGCAGGGTTTTCACCAGGATTTGGATTCTTACCAGGATGTTTAGGTCTTGGTCTTGGGTCAGGTTTACCAGGTTTTGTTGTTGGTTTCGTACCTGGTGCTGGTTTTGTTGGGGCTGTTGCAGGACCCGCTTCAGAAAGGTATTTTACTAAATCCCCTTTTGTGATTCTTGGAGGTAAATTTTTTTCTACAATTTTCATAATTTCATCTTCAAGGAATAAAGATACTGGATTTTTCCCTTCTTTCAAAGATTTTTTTACATCCTTCACACATCTCTCGTATTTATTTTTTTCTTTAGCTGACCACATGTGTCTTTCCCTAGTACCAAATTCTTTACCTAGTTGAGCGGTGCAAATAGCCCATGGATTCTGTTCTTTTTTCTTTTCCTCGGACATACCCATCATTTTTCTATCGTCATCAGAATCGTCATCCATACCGTCAGGCGCCATATCATTCGCGTCGTGAGGAGCTTCTTGACCTGTAAGATTTTGAAGTGCATCTGCACCTAAGGCATTCTTATTTGTTACATCATCTGTTTCATCCTCAGTCATTTCTGTTTCAGTTGTTACAATAACTTCTTTTGTGTTTGGGTCAGTAGAAACCATTACGTTACCTACTTTACCCCCCTTGGGTCCAACTTTGAATGTTTTCTTTGTAGGGACTTCTGTAACCTGTTCAGAAACAATTAATTTTTTATGAAGAGTCTCAATTTGTGATTCATTCATCTTAGCGACTGTTTTAGCCGATAACCCTTTTTCAATTAATTCAAAAGCCTTTAAATTATTTTTCATAAACTTCTTTCTTTTCAAATTCTAAGATTAAATCCCTTTCATAGAGTTTATCTTTTATTTCATTTTCTGTCTGACCAAATCTGAAAACCAATCTTCCTTTGTTTTCATCCTCCGTTTCCCAAGCTAACGCAACAACATCGTCCATTGCGTCTATCATAGAAAAAAAATCGGAGTTCTGAATCAATTCCAACTTTATATCGGTATTTCTCAGAACTCCCACCTTTTTGATATATTTTAATTCGGGTGGTGTTGGATAACCATTTGATGGTTTGCTCTCCCAAGATTCCCCCCAAACATCTGTTGTATCTGAAAAAATGAATTCGTAAAGATTATCCCCTTTATAATTTGGTCCTAATCCGTTTACAAATATCAATTTACTCATAATAACAATCCTTCAGGCGAAATTTTTATTTGTTCACCTTTATGTTCAAATACTAAATTTTTTTTGTTTGTTTTACCAACAATTGTTGCTTTTGAATTTTCTTCCAAAAATTTCTTAGCAGCTAATTTTTGTTCAACAGTTTCAACTAATCTTTGAACTTCAGCCATTTGTCTTTTTACTGATACAACTGATTCATTTTTCTTTTGAACAAACTTTTGTCTATTCTCAAGAATTTCTTTTTTACTGATTTCAAAGTATTTTGAAATAACCTTATCAACTTTCGACTCTCCAAAGATTGAATCGAATATTGCTCCGTTTCCAATTTCTTCTCCCATTTCACCTTCAACAGGTACGTCCATATCTGCTTGGATATCTTCTACCTCCGTATCAGATGTAATATCTTCTTCAGGTGCCATACCATCAATTCCACCCATTTCATCTTCAGATTCTACTTCGTCAAACTTGGACATGATATCTTCCTTATCTTCCTCAGATAATGAGCCTAAATCAAGTGATGATAACACCATATTGATAACATACTTGATGTTTTCAGAGGTCATACCTTCTTCATTATCTAAGGTCCTGATTTTTTGTGTTAACTTACCTGTAAGTTTCTGTATAGTTTTAAATGTAACTTTTTCTTCTGCTTCTCCGCCACCAACTTCTGTTTCAACTTCAGTATCCATTGAAATTTCCTCATCTCCTCCCTCGTCAGGTAATTCTCCTCCTCCTAAATCAGGCATTGGTGCTCCCGCATCCATTCCTGGTTCTGCTCCCATAGGTGCCATCTCAGGTGAAGGGGGTAATTCAGGTGAAGGTACCGCTGGTGGTGCCACAGGGGGTGCCATCATTTCTTCAGGTGCCGCCTCAGGTGCCGCTGGTTTTGGAGTTTTTAAGACAAACTTTTTTTGTTCGCCGAAAAGAGAAACTCCCTCTTCATTCTCATTCAATCTATTGAGTTCAGCGGCAAATAAATTTAGTCTTTTAAAAGCCTGTGAATAAGATGAATAGTATTTTCTATTCTTCATTGGTTCGATATATTCTGTAACTCCTTCAGTTACAACTTTCTTAATGATGTAGCCTTGTCTTTCTTTTACAATTTCATAAGACATTCCATCAGCAAGATTAATACCGTATTCGCTTCTACTAGTTTCATTCAATGTATTAGGGATATTCTCTTTAAAACGAGCAATTTCCATAATTCTTTTTATCTTGTCTTGGCCTGTGAGTTTTTCACTTCCAATTGGTTTTAAGTCTGCCATATTTTGAACTATTGTTTTTTTTAACTATTTAATCCGTTTACTCCTCCTAAGAGTACTGCGTTTAGTTGGACTGCCACTCCATTTTCTGTCGCGAATCCAGGATGTGGTACTTGTACACCTGCAGGTAAGGTACCTCCACTGAAGGAACCTTCCATAGCCGCGGTATATTCGTAGAATTGGTTTACTGATGTACCTGTGTAAACTACTCCACACTCGGCACAATCTACGTAAGGACCACTTAGGAATGTTGCTGTTGCAACTATAGGACCATAGCTGGTATCAGTAACAAAGTAACAGTTATAGTCTAAATTATTATTATCAAATGTGAAGATATACATATCTCCAATTGATGGAGATACTCCAGTGATTTCAACACTCCATGATGTACCGATACAATCGGTGATTAACCAATAACCTGGAGGTGTTGGTGTAGGCGTTGGGGTCTTAGTTGTTGTAGGTGTTGGGGTTGAAGTTACGGCAGCTGTTGCAGTAGGAGTTGGAGTTGGGTTAGGAGTGTCTGTTGGTGATGCAGTAATTGTTGGTGTTACTGTAACATTTGGTGTATCCGTTGGTGTTGCAGTTGCTGAAGCAGTTATACTTGGTGTAACCGCAGGTGTGCTTGCTGGTGTGCCTGTCGGTGTTTTTGTTGGAGTTGTGGTTGGGGTGCTTGTAGTAGTCACAGACGGTGTTGGTGTAACACTTGGTGTATCTGTAGGTGTAGTTGTTACATTTGGTGTATCGGTTGGTGTTGCAGTTGGTGTAGGTGTTTTAGTTGGCGTTGCAGTCGCAGTTGGTGTTGGGGTTACAATTGCTTGGCAAGTAATACAATCTCCGTAATCAGACGATAATGTTGCAACTTTATCAACTGCTGTTGATGGTTCTGCATTATCAATTATATCATAACAACCTTCAGCAGTTGCACCTGTGAAAGTAAGATAATAATTTCCGTTTACCGCTGGTAGATTACTACTATCAAAATCAACAAGTATTGACGGACCACCAACACACGGACCTACGAGATATGTTACTAAAGCCATTTATTTTTTCTTTATAAATATACGACTACATAGAATAATTGTTGTTATTCGTCGTAATCAAATAAATATCAATTTTGGGAAGATTCTTCTATTTTCCTTTCGACTGATAATTTTTTATCCACTGCTTTGTGAGTTGAATCAAATAACTTTTGTATGTGACCTGACCTCCTGAGAAACTTGAACACCAAATTCTCGTATGAAAGTTCACCTTTACCTTCCAATCCCGACTTCCTATATTCTTTCAATTTATTTCTTAAATTTTCTAACACCTCAATATTATCATCCAAAGTTTCAGTATCTGTGGCTTTTTCAATTTTTTCAACCCAACATTCGATTTTGTTTTGTAAAACCTTTTTATCAATTTCGAATTTCATTTTTTCAGGTACATTTAACCATTCATCATTCATCACTGAATAAACACCTGAACTAGTGTGGATTTCTTCAGTGTCTTGAGCATAAAGTTCTACATCATATCCATAGATTTTGATATCATGTCTCTCATTGAAAACAAATTTTTTCAAGTCAAATAATTCTTTATATAACGGTGCTTCTTTTTCGTATTGTTGTAAATCGACTAATACGTGTAAATCAAAATCAGAAAATTCTGACCAATTAAAATTGGAAAGGGAGCCTGTAAGTACTACATCGTCAACAAATACATCATCCCCCAAATAATCAATAAATTCTTCAGCAATACGCATCAAAGCCTTTCTGACTTTTGGTTTCATCACGGCTTTTTTTGGTTCGGAAGGATTTTCCCAAATTTTAGGGTTTAGGGTATCTTGAACTGAAAAACTATCTAAAATTTTACTAAACTTACTCATCCTAAATAAATAGTCTAAGTGTTATAGTTTTTTGTATTTGAACTTTTTGGAAATATCTGTTGTAAAAAACTTACCTTGAGAGTCTGCCATTCTGAATTTTGTGTAAGTCTGATGAGGTACTTCATCGTATTCATATTTGAAACCATTGTTAAATTCAACAATAAGTTTTTTCGATTCAGTATCGTATTCTGCAGATTTAATATTAGAAGATTTAATCTCGTTGATTATCTTCGTCCCCTGTATTGTTTCCCTTGTTATCGCCATCTTTTAAAGGTGTTAATTCGTTTATTTTGAGAAGTAGTGGTTGTACATAGTCCACCAACTCATCACGTTCAATATTAAATCCATAATCACTTATCATACGATGTAAAGAATTTAGTCTATGGGTAAATTTATCATGTAAATTCATCATAGTTGCGGTATATGTTGGAGGGTCATCCAAATCAGATTCACTGAAACCCAAATCTTGAAAATGCTTTCTCATTTCCAAATAAACATCTAACAAATTTCTAAGGGCTAAACTATCTTGAATTAATTCGAAATATGGTTTCATAAATATAAATACAAAACCCCCACCGAAATGATGAGGGTTTTACGGATGTCCATTATTGAATCTTAAAGAATACTAATTCTTTTCTTGTCTTGTTTTTTGTAGTTTGGTACAAAGACAGTTAACATACCATCTTCGATAGTTGCTTCGATTGACGATGCATTATAACCATCACCGATTTTGAATTCCTTGTTAATTGTTTTTGTTTTCTCTTCACCATTTAATTTGTAAGTTCTTTTACCATTAATGTAGAGGACTCCGTCTTCCATTTCAGCCCTCAAATTGGTTTTGTTGAAACCTGGTGCCTCAAAGAATAGGTATGCACCATCTTTTGTGTGATTGATTTCATAAGTTTCGTCTGAACCATTTTTCAAGACTGTTGTGCTGTAATTAAAATTGTTACGACCTCTGTTGTTAAAAAATGTGTCGAATAGGTCATTAAATTCTGAAGTGTACATCATGTTTTTAATTTTTGTTTTTAAAGTTTATTATTTATCTTTGTGATAGTCAACTTTTATGCCGTGAGACTAATCACGACAAAAAGTCAGTTGATAAATAAACTATAAGACATTTTGTCTCAAAGTTTGGTTAAGTCCAAAATTTGATACATCTTTACAAAAATTAATTACTATGAATGATTTAATGGACGACGACGAAAAAATGAGTAAAAAACAAAAACAGAACTCAGACAGTAGTACACCCGTATTAGACAATTTCAGTAGGGATTTGAATAAGTTAGCCGAACAAGGAAAACTTGACCCCGTGATTGGAAGAGACCGTGAAATTCTGAGAATTGCTCAAATTTTATCTCGTAGAAAGAAAAACAATCCAATTATCATTGGTGAACCTGGTTGTGGTAAAACTGCAATTGTCGAAGGTCTTGCTATGAAAATTGTAAGTGGGGAATGTCCGAGAAATCTTTTAGACAAAAGATTGGTCAATTTGGATTTGACCTCAGTTGTGGCAGGAACAAAATACCGTGGACAGTTTGAAGAAAGAATGAAAGTTATCATCGAAGAACTCCAAGCTAATCCGAACATCATTGTATTCATTGATGAAGTTCACACCTTAGTTGGTTCAGGTAACTCTGCAGGTTCTATGGACGGTTCCAATATTTTCAAACCTGCTTTATCTCGTGGTGAGATTCAAATTATCGGTGCTACGACTTTGGATGAGTTCCGTAAGAATATTGAAAAAGACGGAGCATTGGAGCGTAGATTCCAAAAAGTAATGGTTGACCCATCCTCTGTTGTTGAAACAATTCAAATCCTTAAAAACATTAGAGACAAATATGAAACATATCATAAAGTTTCTTATTCTGATGAGGTTATTGAGACTTGTGTAAAACTTGCTGACCGTTACATCACTGACCGTGAATTCCCCGATAAGGCTTTTGATATCATGGATGAGGTTGGTGCAAGAATGCAAACTGAATTAAAAGTTCCACCTTCAATCGAAGAGTTGAAAAAGAAAGCAGCGGAAATCCGTAATCAGAAAATCGAAGTTGTAAAAAAACAGAACTACGAACAAGCGGCACAACTCAGAGATAAAGAGAAAAAACTTTTGGATAAGTTGGACAACGAGAAAAAGAAGTTTGAGGAAGAAATGATTAACAACAAAAGACAAATTTCATTGGGAGATGTATATGATGTTGTTTCAAACATGACTAAAATTCCCGTTAACAAAATGAGTGTTGATGATACAAAAGCTCTAATCAACTTAGATAAAGAATTGATGGGTAAAGTAATAGGACAAGACGACGCTGTTAAAAAAATTGCAAAAGCAATTAAAAGAAACCGTTTGGGAATCAAAGACCCAAATCGTCCAATCGGTTCATTTGTATTCTTAGGTTCAACAGGTGTTGGTAAAACTCACTTAGCTAAACAACTAGCAAAAGAAATATTTGGTTCTGAAGATTCTCTAATACGTGTGGACATGTCTGAATACCAAGAAAAACACACAGTTTCTAAATTGGTTGGAGCCCCTCCAGGATATGTTGGGTATGAAGAAGGCGGTCTTCTTACAGAAAAGGTTAAGAATAAACCATATTCTGTGATTCTTTTTGACGAAGTTGAAAAAGCTCACAAAGATGTCTTCACTGTTTTACTTCAGATATTAGATGACGGACACGTTACTGATAGCTTGGGTCGTAAGATTAATTTCAAGAATACTCTAATTATTCTTACTTCAAATTTGGGTGTGAAAAAACTTCAAGATTTCGGAACAGGTATCGGTTTTGGTACAAGTGCATACGGAAACGAAGAAGCTAAAAAACAGGTATTGATGAAAGAAATGAAAAATTTCTTCTCTCCTGAGTTCATCAACCGTATCGACGACACAATCGTTTTCAATAGTTTGAGTAAGGATGATATAAAGAAGATTACTGAAATTGAGCTCAAGAAGTTGATTGGTAGACTTGAAGATATGAACTACAAAGTTTCTTATGATGAGACATTGGTTGAGTATCTCTCTAAAGTTGGTTTTGATGAATTATATGGTGCTCGTCCTCTTAAAAGGGCAATTCAAGATAAAATCGAAGATTTGCTCTCCGAGGAAGTCTTGACTGGAAAAATGTTAGAAAATAAGAACTACAAATTAAAAGTCGACGGTGAAAATGTGGTAGTAGAAAAAAAGGGACGATAAGTCCCTTTTTTTTATATTTATAAGAATGAGTAATCTTTCAAGACTCCTTAACCAGTTTAAACAAAATTTTCCAAGTGAATATAAGTCTAAGGTTGATATAATCGAAACCTTTGTGAAAGATTATATTCAAAAACAAAAAGTTAATGTAAAGTTTTTAAATTCATGTGCGACAGGTTTTTCTGGTGTTAGAACAAGAGACCAAGTCATTATTTGTTCACCAATGAACATGAGGACGATTGGCGATTTTTTATATACTATTTTTCACGAAATAAGACATGACCAACAAGTACGAGACATAAAAATGCCAAATCCTTTTACCGATTTTGATTTGGATGATTTGGAAAAATTAAATAAACATTATTGGGAAATGGAACTTGATGCTGACCAATTTGCTAAAAATATGGTGGCAAAACTCGTTATTAAATTAGGTATACCCATACAAATTGCAAAACAACAATTTAAACTTTCAAGTTATATAGAAAACTATCCTATGATGTCTCAAGGTGTTTTATTTCAACTTTCACAAATTATAAATCAAGTCAAAGAAATGAAAAAATCGGGGGTCGAATATACTGATATACAAGACCACCCGATGGTTAAAAAATATATAAGTCAATTAGAAGACTTCATTTAAAAAGTATAAGACCTTTGAACATAATCTTGTGACTTTTTGTAGTGAAGATTATATCCCAATTTCTGAATCATTTTTCTTCCCATTTCAATTCCGTTGAAAACGTCATCTACAACAACATATTCATTAGCTGTATGATAGTTGTAATAACCAATTGAAAAGTTAATACAAGAAAAATCAAATTTCCCTCTCAAGGCATAAACATCAGTATAGGGATGAACCATATATTGCATGTTTTCTTTCACCATTCCTTCAGTGAGAACTTCGTCACAAGATTTGAAAAATTCAGAATCACGGTCAAACAAAACTTGTCCGAAACATTTCTCAGTAATCATCCAATTTTCAGGTGCATCGAATTGAATTCCGTAACCCACGTTCTCAAAAAACTCAGGGTCAGCACTACGCGAACCGTGGCACCCTGTTTCTTCAGAAACAAAGAAAGCAGCCTTAAGATAAGGTAATTCACGAAGTAAGGTCATACAAGCAAAAACTCCACATTTGTCGTCACCACCAATACCTGTCGGTCTTCCCAAATCGTTATAACCTTTGAGAGATAATTTCAATTCGTCCTGTGCATTTGGAAGTTGTTCTTCAATAACATTGATAACATCCAAACTGTGAACGGTGTCTGTGTGTGAGATTACACAAGGAAAATAAAAATCTTTTGGTAATTCTCCTTGGGGTTTTTTTGTTGCGTAGATATTTCTTTTATCGTCTAAATAAAATTCAATATTATTAGCAGCCAACCATTTAGAAAGATATGAAATCATCATATCCTCTTTGTAAGTCTTAGTTGGGATACTCAAAACTTGTTTTAGTAATTCTATATTTTTAGTCATTAAACAAAAGTACGAATTATTCCTTAAAATTCCAAACGAAATAACTCTGGTTGGTATAGTAATCTATAAAAAGTTTCTTCGGTAACAGCAAAATCTTTGAAATCATTAGTTCCCCTTCTTTTCAAACTTACATCAATTTTTCCATCTTTTCTATCAAACCCTCTAATCTTAAAAATGACTTTATCATCTTTTGGTAAATCATACCAAACATTTATTTTATATTTGTTCGATACTTTATCAACCATTTTTACAAAGTCTTGAAGTGAGTTCCCATCCTCCTTTTCTTCAAGTTCCTCAAGTATATCTTCTAATTCTCTTTCCACTGTTCTATTATAAGAGTCTTTATCAAAATGTTCATCATCTTGATATTCGTACCTGTCTTCATCCCAACCTCCTATTGTTCTATTAGAGTCTTTGAAAACTTCTTTGAAAAGTTTGGTTAAAGATAGATGTGGTACTCCAAATTGTAGGTATAGACCAATCAAATCAGCAACGGTAGTTTTGATACTATCACCATTATATAAATCCAATCCATAATTTTTCAAGAAATTATCAAGTTCATTTTCTACATGTTCACGAGCAACATGATTCATTTCTCTATTTTTTTCGTGTGTCCAATCTTGAACAATATTAGTAACACTTTTTGGAAAATATTTGTCCAATTTTGCGCCAAACTCTCCCATACTATCATTATCATTCCAATCAATAACGGTATTAAAATAATATTTGGCAATTTTTTCCATCAACTCCATATTTTCAGGACTAATATCATACCACGCACCGTAACCTTGTTTCCAATCATCGTCGGCTGTGTAAAAATCATATGCCTCATATTGTTGATATGGTGATGTAACCATTTGATAAAACCAAATATCATCATCACTTAATCCTATCATTTTACCTAATTTCTCGAATGATTCGAAGTTAAGTATTACAGTGGATTGTGCTGGATTTGTAGAATTCAAACTTATTCTATCAATTGCAGGGTCAATACCCTCCAATTCATATTTGGAAATTCTACCTTTAACAAAATTTCTCAATCCATAAAAAGAATCACCTAATTCCATATCGTATAGATAAATACTTTTGTTTTATTATCTTTATTCGGATGAAAACAATTGATGAAGCAATAATCTCGGTTCAGGATTTTGATTTCAAAAGCGCCACTCAAACTGAAATCGAAGAAATCCTTCCAACATTTGGAATGAATGATGAAAGTTTGGATGAGATGCCAAAAATATTCGAACCTTATTTCGGTTGGGGTATAAAATTTTGGCAATACCCAAATCAATTCAGTAAAGTATTAACGTTTTTCAAAGATAAAGATATATCTTCTTATTTAGAAATAGGTGTTAGATGGGGTGGAACCTTTATTTTGATGAATGAATTATTAATGAAATATAATCCTTTATTAGAATCTCACTGTTTAGATATCATTCCAGCCTCTGATATTTTACATTCATATCAAACGAAATTTAGAAAAAATAAATTTTGGTATCATCAAATGGAATCGACAAGTCCGTTCTTTTTCGTTAATTTAGAAGGTGGGGATAATCTATTACCTCAGAAAAAAATTGATTTGGTTTTTATAGACGCTTGCCACGCCTACCACTGTATCATGAGAGATTACTTTCTATCTCTTATGTTGGGTGCTAAATTTATAATGTTCCACGACATAGCCAATGTTAATACAAGAGGGGCAAGAATTGCTTGGAATCAAATAAAGAAAAATCATTCCAAAACATATGAATTTGTTGACCAATATGAAATGAATGGGAAATACTTGGGATTAGGAATCGTTCAAGTTGATAAGAATGATTCAATTTTTCCAATGTTCAAGCCCAATTTTCATCATTTATTTGATTGGTAGTTGGTTTGGTAAATATTTATACCTATATTTGCACTGTTCATTGAAATCATTGGGGAAGACATGGCATTGATTGGCGTGTGTAATTATAAGTGGCACGTAGGAGCTGAATTAACTCCTTAAAAACTGATTTGAAACACAAACGGCAATACTTTTGCTAAAATGGCTGCTATCGGTTTAATCGCTGAAGAAGCTACAGTTGTTGCTTAATAAAGACACAACTATTCGGGTCGGTTAGGACATTAACCTAGGAACAGAAGTCCAATATACGGGTCACAGGTCAGAGCTCGTTTAAAATAATTCTGAGACCAAGTTGTTTGTAGGTGGGTTTCTCACAAATATCAAACCTAATATTTCGGAACATTGAGAACCAATGTTGTAATAAACGTGTAGTCATTTATAGTTGTCGCGAACAAGACACGGGTTCGAATCCCGTCTTCTCCACCAGATTAACCCCAAGTCCAACTTGGGGTTTTTTGTTTGACTTGTTGAAGATTTCTTAATATACTTTTAATGTTTTGTGTGAGTCAATGAATACTTATTTTTTGGAGAGAAATTTTATGAAAAATTTTTATTACCTAAACACGAACTTAATTTCGCGAATAGCAAAGTCCCGTCGGCTCATACCCCTCGGGATTTTTTTATTTATAAACCAATAAACAAACAAAAACATGAAAAAAGCAATTTTCGCGTCGCTTTTATCCTTGTTAGTGACTCTAACATCTTTCGGGCAAATAACTACATCTGCCCTGTCTGGTGTTGTGAAAAATGAAAAAGGAGATGCTTTAGTGGGAGCGTCGGTTCACGTTGTTCACCAACCTACGGGTTCTGAATATCGTTCAACCACAAACAAAGTTGGTAACTTCACCATCCCCGCTGTTAGACCTGGTGGTCCTTATGTAGTCCATGTATCTTTTGTGGGTTACAAAATGAAGGAACTATCTGATATCAACACCTCTTTGGGTATTACAACTACTTTGGAGGTTATTTTGATTGAAGATATCAAGTCTCTACAGGAAGTTGTTGTTAGTTTCAATAGAAACAACACTTTCAGTATCGACAGAACTGGTGCGTCTCAGCAGTTTGGTAGAAGAGAATTAACTTCAGTTCCCATTACAGGTGCAAGAACAATCGACGGAATCACCAAGTACAATCCAATGGGTGATGGTCGTTCGTTTGGTGGAGCGGATAGTAGATTGAATAATTTCACTATTGACGGTTCTCAATTTAATAATGGTTTTGGACTTGGTTCATCAGCTCAAGCGGGTGGTAGAACAGGTTCAAGTGCTATTTCTTTGGATGCGATTGACCAACTTCAAATCAACGTAGCTCCTTTCGACATTCGTCAAAGTGGTTTTGTTGGTGCTGGTATCAACGCGGTAACAAGAAGTGGTTCAAACAAAGTTGAGGGTTCTTATTATCAATTCAACAGAGACAATCAACGTTACGTAGGTAACAATGCTAAGGGAACAACAGTGACTGCTTCAAAATTCGAAGAGTCAATTAAAGGTTTCAGATTGGGTGCTCCAATTATCAAAAACAAATTATTCATTTTTGGTAACTACGAAAGTTTGGAGAAAACCGAACCAGGAACTACTTGGATTTCTCAAGGCTCACCTTTGGCAGGTTCTCAAATCTCAAGAGTACTTTATTCAGACATGAAAACTCTATCAGATTTTATGAGAACAAATTTCAACTACGAAACAGGTCCATGGGAAAATTATAATAACGCAAACACTTCTGAGAAATTCTTAGTAAGATTGGATTGGAACATTAACGACAAACACAAATTGACTGGTCGTTATGTACATCACAATTCATCGGCTGAGATTAATATCTCAAACTCACAATCAGCAGGTGCTGGTAACAGAACCACTCAGTTCAATTCAATGAGTTTCAAGAACAGTGGTTATATTATTCAAGATAACACTCGTTCCTCTGTATTAGAACTCAACAGTAAGTTCTCAAACACATTACACAACAACTTGATTGTTGGTTATGATGTTCAAATTGAGGATAGAGCATATCTTTCGAATATGTTTCCAACTATTGATATCATGAATGGTACCGCAACTTACGCTTCTGTAGGTTTTGACCCATTTACTCCATCAAACAAGTTGGACTATAACACCTTCCACATAACTAATAACTTAACCAAATTTTTGGATAAGCACACAATAGTTGGAGGTGTTAACTTTGAAAAATATCGTTCTAACAACTTGTTTTATCCAGCATCTAATGGTGTTTACATCTTTAATTCTCTTAGTGATTTCTATACAGCGGCAAGTCAATCAGTTGCTAACGGTGGAAGACCATCAACTCTTGCTCCTGCAAGATTTCAGTTAAGATATTCAGCTTTACCTGGTGGTATTGCACCAATGCAGGTTTTGGAAACATCACGTCTTGATGTTTACGCTCAAGATGAGTATCAACACAATGAGAATTTAAAAATTACTGGCGGTCTTAGAGTCGCTGTTATTGGTTTTGAAAACACAGCATTAGAAAACAAAGCAGTAACTGCAATGACTTTTGCTGGTGGTGAAAAATTCAACACCGCTGTTCTTCCAAAGACTCAAGTGTTGTTCGAACCAAGAATTGGTTTCAATTACAATCACAAGGGTAAAAACGATTTACAAGTAAGAGGTGGTTCAGGTGTATTCACAGGTAGACCTCCTTATGTATTCGTTTCAAACCAAGTGGGTAACAATGGTGTTCTAACAGGGTTTATTGATGTATCAGGTGCGGCAGCAGCAAACTACGGTTTCACTGCTAATCCTAATCAATATTTTATTCCTCAAACTCCAACATTACCCTCTACATTTGACTTAGCTTTCACTGACCCTAACTACAAATTTCCACAAGTATGGAAAACAAACTTAGCTGCAGATAAGAAGTTACCTTTAGGTTTTGTAGGAACAGTAGAACTTATGTACAACAGATTCCTTAACGCAGTTCATTACTATAACGCAAACCTTGACGCTCCTGTAGGAGTTTTTAATGGTCCTGATAAAAGAGCTGTATTCGCAAGAAATGATGCAGGTGTTAGAGTAAATGATAACGTTTCAATGGGCGCGGTATTAACAAACAAAGAAGGTGCTTACAACACTTCAGCAACCTTCGAATTAAAATACCCAGCTCAGAAAGGATTATGGGGTTCATTAGCTTGGACTACCTCACTTTCTAAAGATTATATGAGTGCTGGTTCAATCGCTTCAGGTTCTTGGCAGTCAGCAAGAGCAATCAACGGTAACAATGATTTACCTTTATCATTCGCTGATAACTGGATTCCAAACAGAGTCGTAGGACTTGTTGGTTACAAGTTAGAAAACGGTGCTAAGAAAGGTGCAGGTGCGACAACAATCACATTAGGTTATGTTGGTCAACAAGGTAATCCATTTAGTTATTTTGTGGCAGGTGACCTTAATGGTGATAGAGTTAATAACAACGAACTTATCTTTGTTCCAAACAAAGGTTCTGATATTAAATTTGCACCATTCACTTCAGGTGGAGTTACATTCACAGAAGCACAACAACAAGCGGCGTTTGATGCTTACATTGACCAAGACAAATATCTTTCAACAAGAAGAGGTCAATACGCTGAAAGAAACGCTTCAGTAATCCCTATGTTACACAGATTTGATATCTCTGTACAACAAGATTTCTTCGTAGATATCAAAGGTCAAAGAAATACATTTCAACTAAGATTGGACATCTTGAACTTTGGTAATATGGTTAATTCTGATTGGGGTGTGTCTCAAAGAGCTACAAACCCAGCAATTCTCAGTTACTCATCAACTAACACAGCTGGTGAACCTGTTTACAGATTATCAACACAACCAGTGTTAAATGCAAATGGTACAACTACTGTAGGTCTTATCAAAGACACTTATCAGTGGAACTCATCTGTATTTGACGTATGGCAAGCTCAACTTGGATTGAGATATATTTTTGGTAGATAAATTCTATCAATAAAATTAATTAACCCTCATCTTCGGATGGGGGTTTTTTATTATTTTATTTTTCCTATATTTCAGACATGAGTAAATTCGGTTCAATATTTTTTATATTCTTTGTTTATACGTTTTCACAAATTTTTACATTCTATCAATTACAAGGTCACCTGTGGAATAAATGGATTAAAGAACATCCATTCTTAATGTCTTTGATTGGTGTTCCTATTGGTTATTTGGTTATTCTTGCAAGTAGAGAAATGGTAAATCTATACGATGGTCAAACTTGGCCAAATCGAATAATCGGATTCTCTATAGGAGTTTTGATTTTTTCGATTATGGCTTGGATTATGTTAAAAGAACCATTGTCTCTCAAAACTATCGTATGTTTGGTTCTTAGTTTAGCAATCTTACTTATCCAATTGTTTTGGAAATAATTGGTATTTATACCATATGAAGTTTCTCTCAATTTTACTTAAAGAAGGTCGAAAAGAAGACTTAAAGAAAAAGTATTCTACTAAATTCAATGATGAGGATTTAGATTATATTTTGAATATTTCTGATTTACAAGATTTCAATCACAAGTACACTGACTTTGTATTGAAAAATACAGATGGAGATGGTGAATTAGATTTAAATGAATTGGAGAAACTTGTGGAGCTCATCAAAGATTTTGATAGATACCAATCCCAATTTCCCAAAAAAGATATCAATCAATACGTTTCTCTTAATGAGTTAGAAAAAGTAGTTGAATTCGCCAGGAGAAAGAAGAAAAATAAAGAATTAGAAAATCAGGTAGAAAAGATTTACGAAGACGATAAATTTTTGGTTGTTAAACCAATTTCTCATGCTGCTTCTTGTAAGTACGGTTCAAACACAAAATGGTGTACGACTGCACAATCACCTGACCATTTTCAGAGATACACGTCAGGAAGTCAGGCTTTATACTATGTAATCAATAAAGCAAATTCCACAAACAAAGATTATTCAAAAATCGCAATTCATTTTGATAATTCAGGTTATCCAAGATTTTGGGATAGTAAAGATAACGGAATGAACGACAGGGAAACTTCAGTTTTCAAATACGCATTCCCTGAAATTATAGATGCAATAGAAGAAAATTATAAAACTTTCAGGGCATCAGCAGAAGAAAAACATTTGAATGAAATTTTTAATTCATTTGGTGTAACAAAAAGAAGTGATGAAAAACTATTTGGAACTGAATCAGAGTTGAGTGTGGTCATCGAAGGTTTTCAGACCATAAACGATTTGGGTCCAGGACACGCTGAAGCAGGTTTGGCAGTAATATTAGACAACGTTCTAATTGACGAATATCAGGTTTTTGTGACTTTCAAATCAACTAACAAAGAATATTTTGAAGCGAGTATTGGTTTTATGGGTAAAGACAATCACATCGAGGAAGACTATTTTATTGATTTGGGTTTGGAAGATTTTGGAATCGATGTAAAGTTCAAAATAATGGACACAATAAAAAGTACTGCAGAGGCAGTCAGGTCTTACATTTCGAGTAAGTGTTTAGATAAAGTTAGAGAAAATACCCAACTTCGCGAGAAGATTGTTGGTACATCAAGTTTCTTTAGACCTTCATATGGATATACGTTCGGTAGGAAAAAAGGGTGGATTGAAAAACTTGTGAAGTTTTTGGAATCAGGTAAAATAGGAACCAAACTTGATTTCCTTACCGATATAGGATTTTTGGACAAAATTACCAAAGATGGTAAGACAATGTATAAAAGAACAAAAGACGGATTTATAATGAAACCCCGTGACCTTAGAGGTCAACATTCTTCATTTTTCGCAGCAGCCAAAAACGCAGGTATTTTGGGTTATAGAAAAGTCGGAAAAGATTTCTTATTGATAAAAGGACCAAACTTCCAAGCCTTCAAAGAAGGAAAACTCAAGGCTCTTTAGATAATTTTCGAAAGTAAAAGTATAAACCAAAGAATAAGCCCGCAACACAATACAAAACGAAGTTCGCTCTCCATAAACTTCCTGTCCACAGAATTAAAGAATACTGAACGGCATCGAATCCAAAAGGATTGAAAAACAGTGCGAGCATTAAAAAAATTTGAGACAGATTTTCTCTTAGAGTTTTCTGCCACGTTTCCCTGTTTATTTGCATCGTCCATATATTGGGGTTTAAAATTTATGTCTTTCGACTAAAATTATATAGATATAAATATGAGGTGGGAAAATTATATATATTCTAAAACATACAATTTCTATCTAATTCTACCCATGAAAACAGGTAGTGTTACGGCTTCGTGGATATTCACTTATTTCGATTTTTTTACTTACACAAGAAATTTATATGAAAACAATGAATATAGCGAATTTGCGAATCCTGCTCTATCAATGGTTCATAGTTATTACATTCCAACAGAAGTAGAGAATCCTGAAATTATTATTACCGCAAGAAATCCATATGATAGAGTTTTATCTAGATTTCTTTTCACATGGACAAAAAATGAATTGCCCACTGTTGAAGATTTTGATTTACATATAACAAAATCAATAGAAAATAATAACCCGATGTATGTTATGCCTGACCACATAAAACCAACTTACGTCATTCACTTGGAAACTTTATTCGAAGATTACATGAAAATACCTTTTGTTGTTGATTCAAAATTAAATTCTTCAGGAATACTCAAAGAAGTTATATATAAAAAAATAAACGAAACCCGTTTCAAAGTTGATAAGAATAAATTTCTTACCGATAAGAACAAAGAACTAATTTACAATTTCATGAAAAACCAATTTGACCTCTTTGGTTATGAAAAATAAATTAATTAAATTTGTACCATGATAGACATCAAAAAAGTTTTGGAAGAAAAAGGAACCATTTCAAAATTTGAAGGTGTTGCACCCGAAGGATTCATTCTGATTCATGAAAACACCTTGGAACAACTTAAAGACATGGATGTTTGGTTAGAATGGAAAATGGAAAGATTATCAATCCAAGAAATGAATAAAATTAATTTTGAAAATACTTAAAATTAATT